CATTTACAGGTATGGGATATACTCGTGGCAGATAACGAACAAAAAAGAAGCCTACAAGCAAAACAAGTATTAGAACACCCATTATTTATAGAAGCAGTACAAAAAATTCGATCCGACCTTAATCAAGAATGGTTAAGTAGTGATCTACAAAATTCAGAACAGAGAGAAAACATTTTTGTCATGAGAAGAATGTTGGAACTCGTTGTGATGCAAATCCAGTCAATCATGGAAACTGGTAAAATCATAAAAAAATAGGAGTAATTAAATGGCAGAACAACCAGCAATGGACTCTGCAACAGAGACTCAAACAGAGACTGTTGCACCAATGCCCAAGCCTCTCAATGTAGGTGAGGCAGCTACCACCCTGAAGAACTTACTAAATACTAACGCCTCAGAGACTCAGGAAGTAGCAAGTGAAGATTCAACAAAACAAGTAACCGACTCGGAAACGAATATCGATGAAACTTTTGAAGATGAAGAACTTATAGATCAAATTGAAGATGAAACACCTTCTGATACTAATCAGGAACTTTACACATTAACTGTTAATGGTGAAAATGTAGAAGTTACCCTTGATGAACTCAAAAAGGGATATTCTCGACAAAGTGATTATACTCGTAAGACTGAAAAACTATCGCAAGATAGAAAAAGTGTAGAAGAAAAAAATTCAGAATACACCAGGTTAAACGAGGAGGCTAAAATCAAAAGAGATCAATACGAAAACCAACTTCAAGTATTGTCTGCACAATTAAAAGCTAGTGAACCTCAAGTTGATATGGAAAGACTCTATCAAGAAGATCCAGCAGAGTTTGTAAAACAGAAAGCTGAACAAGATCGTAGAAAAGAGTTACAAGTAGCAGCTCAACAAGAACAAGATCGTATTCGCCAAGAAAAACAACAAGAAAGCGAAAAGGTCTATTCTCAATATTTAGATAATGAGAGAAAACTTCTTGCTGAAAAACTACCTATCTATGGAGACAAAGATAAAGGCCCTGAGTTTATAAAAAACTTAACTAACTATGCAAAGTCGATTGGATATGCCGATCAAGAGATTGCAATGTTAGTCGATCACCGAGCAGTTATGATGTTAGCGAATGCTTATCGTTACGATAAGTTAAAGAAAGCTAATCTAAAAAATAAAAAAGTAACAAAGGTATCGAAAGTGGTTAGTTCATCTAGTCCTAAAATTCAAGATGATAATGAAGTAGTAAAGCGATTGAAATCTAAAAAAGCAAATCTCAAAAAGACAGGAAAAGTGCAAGACGCAGTTTCTGTTCTTCAAGAGATTTATTCTCAATAACATATATAGAAAGGAATAAGTAATGGCACAACCAACCAATACTTTTGACACCTATGATGGTGCAAACTCTATAAGAGAAGATTTAGCTGATGTAATTTACAATATTTCACCTTCTGAAACTCCTTTTATGAGCAATGCATCTAAAGGTACAGCAACAAACACACTTTACGAATGGCAGACAGACTCACTAGCTGATGCTGCTGCAAACGCACAAATCGAAGGTGACGACTACACAGGCGATGCAAGAACAGCAACTGTGAGACTTAATAACCAAACCCAAATCTCTGCAAAATCAGTAACGATTTCTGGTACTGACGATGCAGTGGATAACGCTGGAATGAGTACACAGATGGCGTACCAATTAGCGAAGATGGGTAAAGAAATCAAGCGAGACATGGAAAGAGCATTAGTAGGTATCGAAAATGCAAAAGTCGCTGGTAACGCATCCACAGCTAGAGAAACTGCTTCTGTTGGAACATGGTATGGTGGTAACAAACCAGGTACATCTTCTGCTGCTGGTAACTTCTCAACTAATGGTTCACCTTCAGCAACTCCAGCTGGTACAGGTGCAACAGCAATCGCTGGTGGTACAAACAGAACTTACACAGAGGCACTATTAAAAGCTGGTCTTTTAAAAGCCTTTGAATTAGGTGGAGAGCCTGAGACAGTAATGATGACACCATCACACAAGCAATTAGCTTCTGCATTTGCTGGTGTAGCAACAAAGTATAAAGATGCGAGTGACAAAGTATCAATCGGTACTACTGACATTTATGTATCAGACTTTGGTGAGGTAGCTTTCGTACCAAACAGACATCAAAACGCAAACAGAGTTGATATCCTACAAATGGATATGTGGAGTGTGGACTTTTTAAGACCATTCCAAACTACTGATCTTGCAAAAACTGGTGACTCTGACAAGAAGCTACTCTTAGCTGAGTATGCTCTATGTGCAAAAGCACCAAATGCAAACTATGGTATCTTTAACCTAACTGCATAATTATTTATCTTGGGGGTGTTTCATGCACCCCCTTTTACTTATAGAGAGGAACAAATGGCAATATTCACAAACAAAAAACATACATCAAAGTTGTTTAAGATTGTAGAAAACGCAAAGAAATCAGACCAAATGATTTCTAAAGGCGATGGTAAGAAACAATCAAAACAAACATCACCAGGTGATCGTAAATATGATCCCATGTTAAGCATCTCAGGTAATCAAGGTCTATCGATGAAAGATACTGTTGATGCAATGATAGCTAAAGCAATAAAGTAATGAGTAAAAAATTCTCACTGAATGATCCTGGGGATCAATCATCAGTCAAAACTAATTTAATTGTTGATGAGGCTGAGAATAAATTTCATATAGAAAACTATCAAGATCAAGCAACTATTAAAGAAATCCTAGATGCTAATAAAGCAGCACAAAACGAAGGTGCGTATAAATTAAATGCACTTAAAAATGAAAAAGGTTATCGTGTTGCTCGATTGCCTAACATAGTCGTACACCAATTAGCGAAGCAAGGCATTTTAAATTACAATGGAAAAGTTTTAGATAAAACAAAGTTCTTTCGTTGGCTTAACGACTCCGATAACAAACATTTTAGAATATATACAGGTAACTTATAATGGCATTAGACACATACTCCAATCTCAAAACTACTATTGCAAACTACCTTAATAGAAGTGATCTCACTGCAAACTTAGCTGATTTTATTACTTTAACAGAGGCTAGATTAAATAGAGAGCTACGAGTAAGAGAAATGGTAAACACTGATACATCAATAACAACTGTTGCTGGTACTCAAAGTTATGCATTACCGACAGGTTATCTTGAAGCAACAACAGTCATTTATCAAAGCGATCCTTATTGCACATTAAGGTTTATAAACAACAGTGATTTTTACAACAAGTATAATGTCAGTCAAAGTAGAGGCAAACCTACATATTTTACTATTCTCGGTACAAATATTCTTTTAGGTGTAGCACCAGACTCAGCTACAACCTTACAAATAAATTATTATAAAAGTTTATCTGCATTATCAGATGACAATACAACCAATACAATATTAACAAACTATCCTGAATTATATTTATATGGTGCATTAGCAGAGTCAGCACCCTTTATTATGCAAGACGAAAGAATTAACACTTGGGGTAATCTTTATAAAGAGGCCCTCAAGAATGCTAACGAAACATCATCAAGAGGTTCAACCACATCTTCACCTTTACAGATGTCAACTCCACAGGTGGCCTAGATGATTGAGTTTGGTGATTTACAAGCCGATCTTCCAACATACCAAAACTCAGGTGCGTTGGTTGTAGATAATGTCTTACCTCTAGCTAAAGGTTATAAAAGCCTAGCTGGTTTTCAGGCCCTGAGTGGTACTGGATTAACAGGTAGTGCATTAGGTTTATTTACAAGTTTTAGTGCTAGTGGTTCTACGAACTATGCTGGTGATGCTACAAAATTATATCAAATGGACTCCTCTCTAGTCTTTCAAGATAAAAGCAAAGCTGGTGGGTACAATAACTCTACGACAGAGAACGCTAGAGACTTTTGGGCATTTACACAATTTGGCTCAAACATTATTGCTACTAACTTTGCAGATAATATACAAAAGTTTGAAGAAGGTGTAGATAGTGCCTTTAGTGATCTTGTATCATTAAAAGCTAAATACATCGCAGTGATTAGAGACTTTGTAGTATCTGGATATACTACAGAAAGTTCTACAACCTATAACCAACGAGTAAAATGGTCAGGTAT